CCGACCGTCGGGTCACCGAAACCTTTATCGCGCAGGGCACCATCGGCATTGGAGACTTTGTTTCCTTTCAGGTGGCTGACGGCTCTGTAACGGGCGCTGACCGTTGCCTTAAAGTCCAGAGAACCGACTCCGATGGAGCAGGTTCCAAGACTGGCATCGGCGTGTGCGTTGCTGTTGAAGGCGTGACCTCGGGTGTCTCGGCTGCTGCTGGCGACCGTGTTACCGTGGTGGTCAAGGGCTATGTTGAGGGTGCAAATGTCGCAGACGGCACCACAGCAGGCGCTTGTCTTGTCCCCGGTTCCGACGCTGGTCGTGCCGTGGCTGCTGGCGCTAACGACGAAGTTCCCCTTGTCGCGCAGTTGCTTGAAACTCCAAGTTCCAACACTGCCGATGTTTG